TTCTTATTTAGAATTTTGTGAGGCTTACGATATACCAGAACAATATAGGGGAAAGTTTTCAGAAAAAGGCTCAAAGATAGTTTTTCGAAATTGAAGTGAGATTATATTTATTGACTTATGATGGAAGCCGTCAGACCCTTTATATTTAAGAGTGGGGTCTTTGCTTTTTACTGATTGATTTATAGAAGAAAGCAACGAGATACACCCAAAGGGAATAGAAATGATAAAAACCAGAGTTGGTAGACGGAAAAATACAAACTATAAATTGCCAGCAAGAACGCTAGAAACATTTAATCCAGACAAAGGACATGTTTACTCTGATTACTGGCTACCATTTAAAGAATGAAAAGAACTACCATATAGAAAGTTTATCAGAGCTTTAGTAACTGATAATAAATATTTATCACCAGATTATATTGCTTCCCTACATAACAAATCAAAAATAACAAGAGAGAGACTTTTAGAATGAAACTTTGATTATGACGACTCGCCTTGAAAAATGTTTTGATTTGATGAGCTACATGATATGAAAACAAATCCTATTTTCAATGGAATAAAATATATTGTGTGCGACCCAGCGAGAAAATGAAGAGATACGGCAGTTATTACCGTTTGGAATGGTTTCGAGATTATAGACCATAAAGTCTATGCAATTTCTACAAACGACATCTTAGAGGAGAAAATAAAAGAGTTCGCACAAAGGTACGAAATACCAATGAGAAATGTTATCGTGGATGAAGACGGGGTTGGATGATGAATAGTAGACCACTTGAAGTGTAAAGGTTTTGTAAATAATAGTTCGCCAATAGATACAAGAACACCACAAGAGATTAGAGAGAATAAACCAAAGCCAAACTATCAGAATCTAAAAACGCAATGTTATTTTTATTTATCTGACATAGTAAACCAAAGCAAAATAAATATATCGAACTTACCCGAGAACTACCGAGAAGATTTAATATTTGAATTAGACCATATCTCGGAGGAGGAAATAGACAAAGACGGAAAAAAGAAAATGACTTCAAAAGATAAAATGAAACAAGACATAGGTAGGTCTCCCGACTGGGCTGATAATTTTGCAATGAGGATGTATTTTGAATTAGCACCTCAAAAGAAAAAGGCAGTGGCTTTTTAAATGAGATTTGAAAAAACTTTAAAAATAAATAGTATTTTTGAAACAATATTTTTTAAAACAGAAAGCATGTGAAAGAAAAATAATAAAAGCTTTGATGTAAAAAGCAAAGAGCTACAAGATGTAAATAAAAAGAATTTTGCATATACTGGGACGAACCTTATGGAGCTATTATCACAAGGGAAAGTTACAATATGACTAAATACATTTTATAAGATATACACTGAAAATACCGACCTTAGAGCTTGAATAAGAAAAATAGCAAATAAAGTATGAGTTAAGGGTATGCACTTTGAAAATGAAAAGCAAGAGACAATAGAGATACCTTGATTAGTCAAAGCCGTTAGCAATGTTTTCACAGATAGAGAAAGAAATATCAAAACTTTTTCTCAATGGAAAAGAGAACTGATAAAAGATTATTACATAGCAGGAGAAATTTATGCTTTGCCAATAGTAAATGGAATTTGAAAACTTGAAAGCTTCCAACTTCTAGATCCTAGAACAATAACTAAGATTTATAATAAGGAGGGAAAAATAACAAAGTTTAGACAAATGAGCTGAACACTAACTAGAGAATGGGAAGCAGACAAGATTTGATTTTATAAATTAGAGAATGACCCAGCAAATCCAGTGAACTGAATGTCACTTTTGCATTCTGTAATATGGGATGTGCTGACAGACAATAAGGCCAGTCAAAGAAACTATTATTTTTTCGAAAACGACAAAGTACCTAGAGCAATAATGCAATTAGATAAAGAGTTCGATTATACAGATAGCGACACTAAACTAGAAATTTCAAAACTAAAAGATTGATTGAACTGAACAGATAAAAGCAATAAAACAGTTCTATCAAATCTAATAACTGATGTTAAGGTTATAGAGATGACAAACAAAGACATGGAGTTCGTACAACAAAGAAAACTTACAACCGACAAAGTATGTGCTTTGCTTTGAATGTCAAAAGACCAACTATGATATAGCGAAAATATCAATTATGCTACAGCCCAACAATTCTATATAAATTTTATTGATGGAACTATATGGCCGTTAAACGATGATATACAATTTATATTAAATGATTTATTGCAAACATTCTCTACAGATATGAAATGACTAACTCTGATTTTAGAAACAGAAGACGCTATTGATATATACAAAGAACACCAAGACCAAAGAGATGATGTAATCGCTGGAATACTTGGCGTAAATGAAGTTAGAAACGACAGATGATTAGAAGACAAGCCAGTAGAAGATACGACACCAATAGGGGCATAAAAATAAAAATTTGTTTTTGTTTTGAAAAACTATAAAATAAATTTAATAATTCTTAATCAAGAGAAATTATGAAAGTAAGTGTACCGATAACTAGTGCTTCCCTAAAAAGTTTATTGACTGCCGAAGAATATTCGCTTTTGACAAACAAGGTAGAAAGACCCTTTAATTTGACAATACAAAATCTAGGGGCTACTGACATATTTTTAGAAAGAGGGGCAAGTGCGACAATTTCTGACGGGTATATGTTAGCATATAAAAATGAAGTGGAAATATCTATAAAAGAATTAGATGATTTAAATTTAATTTCTGAAACTTCTGAAAATACAGATGTTAGAATTATTACTACATAATTTAAAATTATATGAAACAAAGACCAATAATTCCGCATAGTAATTGATTTTATAATTATGCTGACCTTGCTACACAAAGTACACCAATAAATATTGCTTGATGAGCTGGGTATGTAGAACTTACAAATGATACATTATGAGCTAGGACAGATAGAACTAAAGCACCACTTAGAATTTGAGACATATGGAATCCAACCACAAACTCTTTTGACTTTTCAGAATTAAAAGTTTGAGATATGGTAGATATAAGACTAGATGTATCAATAACGACCTGATGACCTAGTCAGGTTGTAGATGTAATTATAGAAACTGGTATTTGAACACCTAGCCAATGAAGTACACATTTTCTAACTTCTACTTATTTGAAATCAGCCCGAACATATAATATAAATGAGTTTATATGATGATTTATACGAAATGAAAATATGAGAACTAACCCAGCAAAACTAAAAATTAGTTCCGACTGAAATGCAACAGTAAAAGTAAATGGATTTTATTGTAAGATTACACCTAAAGTAAATTAGTTTATAATTAAAAATATTTTATGAAAAGAGTATTTAAGAGCTACAACCAAGCACTGGAAGTAGGAGAAGCAATGAAAAAGGAAATTTGATTTGTAAATTTCAGAGCTAAAAGCATAAAAGAGGTTTGAATTAACGACCAAAAGAAAATAGAAATAGAATGATATGCTTCTACAAAAGATAAAGATAGATACGGAGATGTAGTAGAGCCAGGAGCTTTTACAAAAACTATGGCAACATATATGGAAAATCCTATGCTTTTATTACAACATGATCCGTCAAGACAAATTTGAGTAGTAACTGGTTATAGTATAGACGCAACTTGATTGTATATTCAATGAGATGTTAAATATACAGCTGGTGATGATGAATTGTTCGACAAGATAACAAACGGAGACTTAAAATGATTTTCTATTTGATTTAGAATAAAAGAATTAGAACTTTTAGAAGAAATTGAAAACGGGCAAACTATTTGGACTTGGATTATAAAAGAATTAGAACTTTTAGAAATATCAGTTGTAACAATTCCAGCAAATCCATATACACTTATGAAATCCCTAGATGACTTATTTAAAAAAAGTTTTGATGAAGTTTGACAAGAATGAGAAACAATAGAAGACGATGAAAAACAAGAGGAAACAACAGAGGAAACACCAAGAGAAAATGAAGATGAAAAACCTAAGGAAAATCCAAACAATGATAAGGAAAGCCCAGAAAGTGTTGAAGAAGAGCAAAAAACAGACGGAGAACACGAAGAAAAAGACGATAAGGAAATAGAAGTCATCGCGTGAGATGATACACCAACAGAACAGCCAACATCGGATGAACCTGAAAAGCAGGATGAAACACCTGCCAGTATTGAAACACCTACTGGGAAAGACGAAGAAAAGCAAGAGAATAGCTTCACTCTTAAAATGATTGACAAAATCATAGGAGCTAAAACCGAGGCAATGGAAAAACAATTCCAAGCTAAGGAAAAAGAAATCAAAGACGATTTAACAAAATCCTTTGATGAAAAACTAAAATCATTCGAAGAAGCAAATGAAACTGCTCTAAAATGATTATTGGAAATTATTCAGTCACAAACAAGTCAAATAAAAAGCTTGTCTGATTGATTGGCAAATATGACTTCTGGTAAATGATTTATATACCGAGAAGCAAAAGCAGTAGAAGACTCTAGAGATAAATCTCTATTAAAGAGTTTTCAAAAAGCGAAACAATTATCTTAATTTTTAATCCAATTATACTATGAGTTTAATGGATACTCTATTGAAAAATATAGAATGAGCGAAAATATCTGCAGGTTTAGATGCAGTAGAAGTAAAAGAACAAGTAGATTTAGCTAAAGCAAGTTTAGTTGAAAGACAAAAAGCAGATGAGGTAGAAAATACTCAAAATACTGGAAAAGGTAAGGAATTGGCTGGTGACGGACAATTAAGAAAAGTGATTGATATGGCGAAAGAATATTCAGCATTACTTCCTTTTCTTCCAGGTTTCCAAGGAACTGGGCTAGACTCTAGCGAATCAGTTTCAGTTACTGGAGAAATCGGATTATTTAGAGGTAATTCAGAAGCTAAAAACAAAACAGATTATAGAGGAGCAATTGGGCTTACTACAAATCTAGCAACTGGTAAAGTAACAATTACACAAGGGGAATTTAGAAATGATATTCTAATTTCTTATAAATTGTTAAATCATTCAGTTATTGACTTATATGACAAATATATGGTTGAAATTGCTAAATCTATGGCAAAAACTATTGATGCATATATTATCAATGCTGATGGGGCATTAACTTCAAATATTAACTCAATCGGAACTACATTCGTAGAAGCTGACAGAGAAATATATTATTTCTTACAAGGTGGAGTAAATTCTGCAGGGTTAAGAAAAAAAGGTCTTGCTAACGCGGTTGATTTTGGAACTTTATCAGAAGATGACTTTTTAGATTTATCAGATAAACTAGGAGGGTTTGCAAATAAAACTAATGATGTTCTAATCTTACAACAAAGAAAAACTCAAAACTTACTTTTGAAACTTCCTACATTTAAAACAGCTTCTGTAAATGGAACAGAATCTACTGTTAGAACTGGGGCAATTTCAAACATCTGGGGTTATGATATTTTCTTGAATGAAAATGTTCCTCTACTTGCAAAAGCAGATGGTACAGTATCAGAAACTGGGGCAGAAAATACTACAGGGCAAACTCTTATGTTTTATACTCCAGCCGTTCAATATGGTTTTGGACAAGAACTAAGAATTGATACAGCTATCGAACCAGGTAAATGAGTATGGATTGTTCCTTACTTTGAATTTGGATTTGCTATAGTAAGCGGAGAAGCTGAAACAGATAAAACAGTAGCATCAGGGGTAAATATTACTTACTAATACTATAAGACGGCTTCTGAAAATGAAGTCGTCTTTTTCTCTTGTTTTTTAGAAAAAATAGCTATAATCTTATAGTAATTTATATTTATAATGTTTTTAATTATGGCGAAAGTTGTAAGCATTGAATGTTTAGCAGAGCAAACTCTGGTAAAAGATGAAACTGGAAAAAAGATAAAGGTAAAAGCTGGGGATGTATTTACTACAGACTCTAGCACTGCAGAAGTTTATCTTACTATTTACAAAAGGTCTTTTAGATTGGTAAAAGATGAAAACGGAACTGGTGGAATAGATCCTAAAAGAGAATTAGAACTTTTAAATAGAATTGAAGAATTAGAAACAGAATTGGCTGTGGCTAACGAAACTATTGAAAAATATAAAAGTGAAGAACAAAATAAGGCTCTTGCAGAATTAAGAGAAAAACATGCAGGAAAAACATTAAAAGAAATCCCATATAACGATTTAATTAAAATCGCTAAATTAAAAGGGATTAAATTTGATAAAAATCCAAAAGCTGACGAATTGATTAAAATTCTTGAAGCAAATGAAACTCCAGTAGAAGAAACTGAAACTGAAACTGAAACTGAAACTGAAACAAAGGGTGAAGAAACTGAAACTGAAACTGAAACTGAAACTGAAACAAAGGGTGAAGAAACTGAAACTGAAAAATAATTTATAATTAGA